ATTAAAAGAAAACTAGAGCAAAGGCTGTCTATGCTGTCTGGTAGCGTAGGTATTATACGTGTTGGCGCAGATTCTAAGGTAGAGCTCAAAGAAAAGAAAGATAGAGTAGAAGACGCAATATATGCTACTAAAGCAGCATTAAAAGAAGGTATAGTGCCTGGAGGTGGCATAGCCCTCTTTAACGCCGCCGAAAAAATCAAACCTTCTAACGAAGGTGAAGAAGTGTTACTTAAATCTATAATAGCACCTATGGCTACTATATTGGTTAACGCTGGTATATCTATAGACATCGGAGTACCAGAAGAAGAAGGTGTTGGCATAAACGTAGTCAACGGCGAGTATGTAAATATGGTAGAAGAAGGTATCATTGATCCTGTGCTAGTTACTAAGACAGCTCTTAAAAACGCTGTATCAGTTGTAACTACTATTATATCTGCCGACTGTGTAATATCTAATATTCGAGTAAATGAAAGCAGTTAATCATTATTTAGTTATAGAGCCTATAAAAGGTGAGACTAAAAAGGTAGGTGGATTAATTCTCACTGACGAAGTTAATGAGGATAATAGGTATAAGAAAGCTAAAATCATATCAGCTGGTAATTTAGTAGAAGGTATTAAAGAAGGTGATGTGGTTTATTACGATAAACATGCTGGACATGGTATTCAGCATAACGATAAATTTTACGGCGTTATTCAACAAAGAGACGTTGTACTTATAGATTAAACCAAAACCATAGACAATAATCCACAAACTTAGAACGAAAAACAAATTATTTATTAATCATTAAAACATTTTAAAAATGGGATCAAACGAAACATTATTAATTTTTATCGATGCCGCTGACGACGCTGCTGCTTATCCATTATCTCGATTTAGAGGTATGACTGTAGCTGCCGACGCAACTATCAAAATGCAATTTGAAGCTAGTATTGGTGACCCTGACGGAAGTAACGTTAACACTGACTTAGTAACAGTTACTTGCACAGCTGACACTGAATTAACAGTATTTAAATCTCTAGCAGCTGCTATTTATGGTAAAACTGCTAGAACTCAAGGCTATGTTGTAGTTGCTGATGATGTTAACTCTACTTACGTAGACTCAAACATTTCTGGTATTGATATTACTCTTGATACATAAAATTGAGATTAACTAGTCACGATTTACGTGAATTACAAATCCTTAAGTATTACAGGCTCACTAGAAAGTGGGTCTGTAAGACTTACGGATTAACAGATGCCGAGCTTGAACTATTAATATTTTTAGATTGTCAAGGCCGGTTTACAAGACAAGAGTTTATAGACGGTACTTATACCATGAGCTGGGATAAAAAGCGTTGGGATAAACTAAGAAAAGAAGGCTGGATAGAAGTTTGGCGACACAGAAACAGAACTACAATAAAGTACTCTGTATTTAAGCTATCATTTAAATGCCAGCAAGTAATAAGTAGAATATATAGAATACTATTAGGCGAAGAAGATATACCTACGTCAGAACGAAGTGTGTTCTATAACAATAAATCATATACAGATAAAGTTTATAATAAAGCTATTGATGATATGATAAAAGATAAAAACAGGTAATGGGTTATAAACTAGGTACTGCTAAGAAAATATACGCTGTAAACGGCGAGGTTAGAAGTAAGCTAAGGTTTGCTAAATCAAAAGGCGACGCCGACGCTTCTGTACCTGGTACACCTGTTATTAGAAAAGATTTAGAAGAAGGCGTTATGGGTGAGGCTAATATGGATGGTAGCATTTTTATTAGTAATGACATAGAGCCTGGTAGTGAAATAGAAAGACAAGTTATTAATCACGAGATGCGACATGCTACAGACATGCGTATTGGTAAATTAGCTTATGGTGATAACTTTGTTAAATGGAACGGTAACACATACCCAAGAATGGACATCAACGGTAAAGATATGATAATAGTTGATGGCGTAGCTAAAGAAGCTGGTGACGGTGGATTTCCTTGGGAAAAAGAAGCAAATAACGGAAACGCATATGGTGGGTAATATATTTGGAGGTATACTAGGTAAAGTAGTTGAAAACGCTGAAGGTATATTAGATAAAGTAATAACTACAGACAAAGAAAGAGACGCGGCAAAGCTAGCTATAAAAAAGCTTATGCTTGAAGCAGAAAAAGAAGCTTTTGCAAAAGAAGTTGAAGATCGTAAATCTGCACGTGATCTATATAAAGACGATGCTATTATTCAAAAAGTATTAGCAACACTATTTACTATAGCTTATTTTGGTATTACATTTGTAATGTTTAATTACTTTGTAACTAAAAGTATAGATTTAGGTGAGTTTGAGATTAGCTTCATATCAACAATATTTGGCGCTATGAGTGCTAAAGTAAATACAATAATAGACTTCTTCTTCGGCGGAAGCTCAAAGAAAAACGAACAAATAAAAGAAAAATAAAATGGCACAATTTTTAACAGTAGACGTAATTCCAGATTGTATAAATGGAGACGTATCTGACAACAACGGATCATCAGACATAGGAGCTGGAGATGTTATATTTGATTGGACAGCGGTAAATGTTCCTGCAGGATCAGGCATGATACAAAGTGTTTCAGCAATTGTTAACGCTGAAGACGGAGCTTACGGTAGTGGCTCTCTAGTAGACTATGAAATTTTATTTGCTAAATCTCTCAGAAATGAAGCGCCGCCAAGCATTGGAACTATAGGTGCTTCAGCTGATGGCGTAGGTTGGAAAGACCATTTAGTAGGTGCAGTTCAAATAGAAAGCACAGCTGGAGTTGGAACTTTATTACACTCAGACTTTTATGTAGTATACAACACTTCTACAACCGGCAATGGTGGTAGTGGCGGTAGAGGTCATACTTTACCTTTAGTGTATCAATTAGATCATACGATTAATACTACTAGAGGATTTGACAAGCTTTACGTTGCAGGTATACAGAGTCAATCTCGAAACTATGGAACAGGTGTTCAAGCTGACGGGGCTGTTGACGCTTCTTCTGCTCAGTCTACAACTATAACTGTAAAAACTGTAGACGCTAGAAAAATATTTAGCGTTGGCGATCAAGTTTATGTACACGACTTAGATACTCCAATACCAGGAACATTAACTAAAGTTGAAGCTACTACTTTAACTTTTTCAGTAGCTAACACAACTGTAGATATAGCAGATGGAGATGAGCTACTAACAGCTAATCCTATTAGAATAAAACTAGGGATTCAGATTTAAAACAACAATTAACTTAAATTAAATTAAATTATGGCAAAAAAAGAAGAAGTAATTGATCTTAAGCCTAAGGCAGAAAAAATTACAGACGAACAATTGAAAAAAGTTCAAAGTATAGTTAACGCTCTTAACAGAGCGCAACTAGAGCTTGGTATGATGGAAACAAAAAAGCATACATTGCTTCATAATATTCAAACTATTCAAGATCAATTAACCGTACTTCAAGCAGAGTTTGAAAAAGAATACGGCACTGTAGATATTAATATTCAAACTGGAGAAATAAATTACAAAGATGGCGAAGCTGATAAGGAAGATTAGTATAGGCAAAGACTACAAAAATGAAGCTATGCACTATGCGGTTGGACAAGAAGTTTACGGTGGCCATACTATTTGCGATATAATAGAAGAAAAAGAAAAGTATTCTGTTTATATTAGAAAAAACAAAGATGTGCTACCTTGGAAAGACTTTAATAAAAATATGGCTGTTTCAGTCGAATACAATTTAGAGTATTAGTGAAAGCAACACACGGTTTTGTAATAGAGCCTATAGGTAAAAGATACAACAACACAAAAAAAGTTGGCGATTCAGAGTTAATATTAAACACTGAAATATTTAACCACGAGTTTGTTAATAGACAAGCCGTGGTTAAAGCTACGCCTACAGCTTTTGAAACAAATATACAAGTTGGTGATATTGTTATAGTACATCATAACGTGTTTAGAAGATGGCACGATATGAAAGGCAGAGAAAAAAACAGTAAAGCTTTTTTTGACGAAGACACTTATATAGTTAGTGAAGATCAAATATTTTTATATAAAACTCCTACTAACTGGTCAAGATTTAAAGAAGCTTATTGGAAGGCTTGCGATGGATATTGTTTTGTTCAACCAATAAAACAAAGAAATAGTTTAGCTGAAGAAAAAGAAGAACAGTGCATAGGTATTGTTAAATATACAGACGGCGTAAATGAGGTTAGTGAGCTAGTTGGCTTTACGCCTTTTTCAACTTATGAGTTTGTTATTGATAATACTAAGCTATACCGTGTTTTAAATAAATTTATTACAATTAAATATGAGTATCAAGGAGACGAAGAAACGTATAATCCTAGCTGGGCGCAAAGCAGTTGATGAGTTAATCAAAGTTGCGCAAGAGCAGATTATTACAAATACTGAAGATGATGTTTCTGCTGATAGACTTAAAAACGCGGCAGCAACTAAAAAGCTAGCTATATTCGATGCTTTTGAAATACTTAACCGTATACAAGAAGAAGAGAATATATTAGAAGGCAAAGAGCCTGAAGATAAAAAAGAAAGAGTGTTTAAGGGTTTTGCTGAAGGAAGATCTAAGTAATGTACGAGCAAACACTATATAAAATTGTTGAACCTATTAAGAAGACTACGTTAAGTCGACTTAATAAAAATAGAAAATGGGAATATGGATATAATAAAGAACATGATATTGTCGTTATTAGCAAAACTGGAAAAGTTGGACAAGTGGTGGAGATACAAAATTTGCGAATTGGGTTGCCGCTTGAACCGAAATCAGTGCACGTGCCTGCCAAAAACAAATGGCAAAAAATAGATTATCCTAAAGAATTAGGTAAATTAAAAAACATATTTGATTGGAGAGCATATCCTGAAGAAGCAAAAGATCAGTGGTATGATTATATAGATGAAGAGTTTAAGCGTCGTGACGAAGGCTTTTGGTTTATGAACAATGGTAAGCCTACATATATAACAGGTAGTCATTATATGTATCTTCAATGGAGTAAAATAGATGTTGGCGCTCCAGATTTTAGAGAAGCTAATAGGTTGTTTTTTATATTTTGGGAAGCTTGTAAAGCTGACAAACGCTGCTATGGTATGTGTTATTTAAAAAATAGACGTAGCGGCTTTTCTTTTATGAGCTCAGCTGAAGCTGTTAACTTAGCTACTATATCAAGTGATTCTAGGTATGGAATACTATCTAAAAGTGGAGCTGATGCTAAAAAAATGTTTACCGATAAAGTTGTACCAATATCTGTCAACTATCCGTTTTTCTTTAAACCGATACAAGACGGTATGGACCGACCTAAAAGTGAACTTGCTTATCGCGTACCTGCAAGTA